GAGAATATGTGCTGACTAAAAATCCCAATATTTCAAAATTGGAGCAGTTAGTCAAGGAATATAATTATCTTGTCAGTCACAATGTCTCTGACTCAGATCAGTTTCATGATTTAAGAGATCGTTTCATTGAACAGATTGAAGAAACGCAACAATCTCTTAAACGGTTAGATGACAAAATCGAGCGACTAAATAAAATAGCCTCTGCCCTGGAAGATATTCACTTAGAAAACCCTATCGATGCAAAGGCTGCTTACCAAGTTTTAGAGCAGTATTCAATATCTTCTGAAGTAGATCCAAAAGATATTGAAAAACAAGTGATTGAGGTTTCCGTTGAGCGGAAAGGTCTGAAAGATAAGTTTGATAGTATCGTCAAAGACTTTACTCAGTATGAAAAATTAGAACGTAATGCTGAAGCAAGAAGAAATACGCAGACACTTGAACAAGGTCAAAAGGAGGAAATTGAAAAATAAGGAGAAAGACTTTAACTTTTCTTGAAGTATAAATCAAAAAATAGTATAATGATTCTACTAATATAGACCTTAGTAGAAGATTTATTTTCTGTTGAGGTGTGTATTAGTATATAGCATTTTAAGGGTAAACTTGGACATCTCACTTCTATGTGATTTAATTCAGACAGGTATAGCAATTTTTAGCTTAGAAAGAGGTATATCTATGAAGCCGTCTATTTCAAATTTGGTGGTTAATGGTGTTGTTGGAGTGACCGTTTATGAAATGTTTTTCCTGGCTATAGAAAGTACGTAAACAGCACCTAGAGGGTTCGAGTCCCTCACACTCCATAATGAACCACTTAAAAAGTGGTTTTTTTGTTTTTACTAGTGTTAAATTGAGGACATATAGAAGTATTCTTAAATAACAGGCCAATAAGGTATGCCCTATTGGCCTTGCACATGCAACTTGATTTTACTGGCCTGAAGAAACGGCCATTAGAGTTCGGCAAAAAGGAGGTAAGAAAATGTCGAAAATCGGTTATGCCAGGATCAGCTCGGCCGATCAAAATCTATCTCGGCAACTGGAGCAGCTGAAGGGATGTGAGAAGATTTTTCAAGAAGCAGCCAGCGGAGCCAGCAAGGAGCGGCCTCAGCTGCAGGCTCTCCTGAGGTACGTCCGAGATGGGGATATAGTGGTCGTCAGTGAACTGGAGCGCCTGGGACGGAACAACCAGGAGCTAACGGAGATTATGGCCACTATACAAGCCCAGGGGGCCACTCTGGAGGTTCTTAACCTTCCAACCTTGCGAGGCATTGAGGATGACAATCTCAGACGGCTACTCAACAACTTAATTTTAGAGCTATACAAGTATCAAGCGCAAGCCGAGAGAGAGCATATTAAGGAACGTCAGAGTCAGGGAATAGCCTTAGCCAAGACCAAGGGGAAATATCAGGGTCGGAAGGCTCTTTTTAAAGCGGATGACAGCCGTCTGCAGCATGCCTTTAGCTTATATCTACAGGGCTATACTGATAAAGACGTGAGTAAGTTGACAGGTATTTCTGAGAGGACGTTTAGGCGGTACCGAGATAAATTTCATATCAAGCGTAAATAAAAAAATATTATTTTTATAATATTTTTTTATTTACTTTTAATTATTTTTATAGTATAATTATATTATAAAAATAATATTAGAATAATTGATAGAAAGCTGGTGCGAAATAAAACCTAAAAATTCTTTCGCAGAAACAGCAATCTTGGAAATATAAAACGAGGTTAGTAAAATGAAAAGTATTTTGAGGTACCCAGGGAGTAAATGGAATCTGGCCAGTAAAATTGTTGACCTGATGCCGGATCATAAGAGTTATCTAGAGCCATTCTTTGGCAGCGGAGCTGTCCTCTTTACTAAAACTTTGAGTAGCATTGAGACAGTTAATGACTTAAATGATGATGTTGTTAATCTCTTTCAAGTTATCCAACAAGACCCAGATACTTTAATCGACAAATTGTTTTTGACTCCTTATAGCCGGAAAATCTATGACAATGCTTGGGAAATGCAGCCAAAGAATGAGGTAGACAAAGCCCTTAATTTCATTATTCGGTCACTGATGTCTCACGGTTTTAGGAATTTTGAAAAGTCTGGCTGGAAACGTGATGTGAACGGACGTGAAAGAGCCTATGCAGTCAAGCATTGGAACGAGCTGCCAGAACTTATCCAAGAAATTTCTCTAAGGCTGAAGCAGGTCCAGATTGAATGTCGCCCAGCATTTGATTTGATTTCTGAGTATAACCGTGAAAATGTATGTATGTACGTAGATCCTCCTTATGTCCTTAGTACAAGGACGAGGAAACAGTACACTGTTGAGTTTGAAGACCAAGATCACGAGGAATTGTTGGACATCTTGAACCAATCTAAGGCAAAAATTCTCTTAAGCGGTTATGATAGTGAGCTTTATAACAAGCAACTGAGAAACTGGGAAAGAGTGGAGTTTGCAGCTACTGCAGAGCATGGTTTACCAAGAACAGAAGTTCTTTGGATGAATTTTCAACCTAAGCAGCAGTTGGAGTTGTTTTGAATGAGGTAATCAATGAAATTTTTGGACTTATTTGCTGGCATTGGTGGCTTTCGCCTTGGTATGGAAGCCGCTGGCCATGAGTGTGTAGGGTTTTGTGAAGTAGACGACTTTGCCAGAAAATCTTATAAAGCTATTTTTAATACAGAAAAGGAGGTAGAGCTTCATGACATCAGAAGCGTACCAGATGAATCTATTCGAGGACTTGGACAAGTGGACATTCTCTGCGGAGGATTTCCGTGCCAGAGTTTCTCGCTTGCTGGAAGCAGAAGAGGTTTCAGAGATGAACGAGGCAATCTCTTCTTTGAAGTTACACGCTTCGCAAAGCTTCTTAGACCCTCTTATATTTTCCTTGAAAACGTCCCAGGACTCCTTAGTCATGGAGGAGGTGATACCTTTGAGACCATCCTCAGCACGCTTGATGCCTTGGGGTATAATGTGGAATGGCAAGTGCTTAACAGCTCGCACTTCGGAGTTCCACAGAACAGACAAAGAGTCTTCCTTGTTGGACATTCTCGAAGACGAGGTACCCGACCAATATTTCCTCTCGGAAGCTACAACAGGGAAGTTGCTGAATTATCAGAAATCAGAACCAATTCCCTTACCGCGCAATACCCAGGGGGACAAGGGAACGGATCGTACATTATTGAAAGTAAACCGAAGAGAGTAGGGAATATTCATCCTTCGGGTAAGGGAATGAATGGAGATGTTTACTCAGCTGAAGGGCCTGCTCCTACTCTTACAACAAATAAAGGGGAGGGGATGAAGATTGTACTATCAGGTAGGCTGCCTGGTAAGTATTCTATAACGAACCGAGTATATGATACTTCAGGTATTGCTCCCACACTTTCCACAATGCAAGGAGGGGGTCAGGAGCCAAAGATAATTCAGCGCTCTCATGGCTTTAATAAGGGTGGGGAACATAAAATAGCACCAACCTTAACCAGTCATAGTTATCAGGAGAATAACCTAGTCAAAATTGTAGACTTTTACAACAAAATAGTGAAAGACGAGGTTGGGACTTTAACATCTAGTGGGGGAGGCAGTACTGTACGAACTGGCAGCTTTGGAGTGACTGATGGTTACCGCATTCGCAAGCTGACACCCCGAGAATGTTGGAGACTGCAGGGCTTCCCTGATTGGGCTTTTGATAAAGCGTGTTATGGAGAAGTTATACCGCAGGGTTATTTTGACCTACTGCTTTCAAGAAAATTGTCTCGCAAAAAATGGCAGAAGCTATGGAGAATAACTCGTAAGCAACGAATGTCAAATAGCCAGCTATACAAGCAGGCAGGGAACAGTGTGACGGTTCCTGTAATTACAGCTATTGCCAAATACTTTGAAAGTAATGTGCCTAATGAAAAAAAGAAAAATGGTTAAATTATATACTTGTGTCCGATGTCATATCAAGTATGTTCCTAATCGTTCGGATCAGATGTACTGTTCTAAAAGCTGCCGTCTTAAGGCATATGCAGGAAAGTAACGAGGTATCAATCAAAATGAAGAAAGAATTAAGAGAAAGAGTCTACAAAAAATACAATGGTCACTGTGCTTATTGTGGCAAAGAAATTGCCTTCAAGGACATGCAGGTGGATCACCAATTGTCCCAACGTAACGGAGGTGGAAATGAGTTAGATAATCTTTTCCCAGCTTGTCGTCTATGCAATCATTATAAGAGAGCACAGGGTTTAGAAAGTTTCAGAGAGACCATGCTTACGCTTCATGAGCGTATTGTTCAGTCTTATATTAACCGGGTTGCCTTGGATTATGGAATAATGGAATTGAAACCATTTGACGGCTATTTCTATTTTGAGAAGCAGTAGGTTATTGAAAATTATAAAATCAAGGCTTCTAGCGATCAATTAAGGTATAATAGACTATAGAAAAGAGGATTTGAAATGAAGATTATTACATTTGCAGCCATCAAAGGTGGGGTTGGTAAAACAACCCTAGCATTTAATTTCAGTGAGTGGTTGGCTCGCCAAGGAAAAAAGGTCTTAGTGATAGACTTGGATCATCAGTGTAATCTTACACAGACCTATGATATTTACGATGACACTGACACAGTAGCTAATATCTTCCAGGGTGAGAGCGAGGTAAAACTTATTCCTGTTAAGTCTGATATAACTCTCATTCCTGGCTATATGCAGCTAGACACAATCGAAAAGCACCTTGAAAACAAGGTCAATAAGGATATGTTGCTGTATATGTGGTTGGAAGATCATTACGATGAAAAAAATCTTGAACAGTTTGATTATGTGATTATTGACTGTCATCCAGACTTTTCAACGGCTACTAGGAATGCTATAGCCGTCAGTCACTCAATTATCAGTCCGATTATCCCAAGCGAACATGGTTACAATGCCAAGTTTAACCTGGAGGATCGGTTAGAGAATTTCCGAAACGAAGTTATCAATTATCAAACCAGAGAAAGCTATATCACTGCTCAGCTCTACTTTGTACCAAACATGATTAAACATAATACCAATTCTTCTAGAAGCCTACTAGATACTTTAAATAAGGCTGAGGATGACAACACTATCTTTTTACCGGGAACGCAGGAAGTTGTCTATATTCCTCAAAAAGAATTGTTTAACAAATCAACGATGGATAAGCAGTCTATTTTTGAAATGGCTGAGGATGCTGCTGTTCTTCAAAGAAATCGAAAATTCTTTGAAGAAATGGATCAGACTTTTCAAGTTATTTGTGATATAATATAAAAATAATAATTTCATCATATTATAAAATGATGAAATTAATTGATAAATATTATAAAAATAATTTAAAAAGGAGAAACAAGATGGCATTTGAAGCAAAGAGAGATAAAATCAAAAAGGCTCTTGGAGAGCCAATAGATAAAAAAACAATTCCTGGTGTTAGTTTACCGAGCAGAGAGGAGCCTGATTTGGTTCCCTCTACCTATACACTGGAGAGAAGGAATAAGGAAAAGCTGGCTCGTTTGGCAAAAGCTAACGGCTATGAGAAATCTACTGCAGCATTCCTTAATGATTTAATAGCAGGCATCCAAGAATAGAAAAATATTATTTTTATATGACAGATATAAGATGAAAGTAATATAAATCTATTTTGTAAAAGGTGGGACTCTATGAACAAACAAAATAAAAAGCGTTTAAAAAAATTAGCAAAAGAATCTAAAGCTAAGATTGAGAAGAACAGAATGGCTATAGAAGAATATTGCTATCAACAAATTTCTCATCTGGAGTTTTTAAATGAACTTGAAAAGAGGAGTATTGCAAAAAGTATAGCAAGCGTACCTAAAAATTATGCTAGGGATTCTGAATCGATTAAAGATTGGTGGAATTACTGTCAATATCCGGCAAGTTTCGGAGGATACCTCCCCCATTTTAATATAACGATATGCATAGGAAAATTAGCAACCATCTTAAAAAGGCAGAATTTTGAGACATGTCAAATAGCATCTAAACGATTTTCTGAAATTAAAGAAGAGGTAGATGTTAGCAATATCGATAAGAAGTGTGTTTATTACCAGAACGAAGATCTATCAGATGTAGAATTAAAAGACGAACCAATCATTATTTTAAAAGATTTAAATGGGCTCTGTAGAGTTATAGATGGGAATCATAGGGCTACAAACGCCGTGAAGAATAATCTCCCTTATTTAGATGCATATATTGTTGACGATGCATTTATAACAGACAACGATTGTTTTGGCACTAGATATGATCAAGAATTATATTTTGCTAATAAGATGATGTATGATGCTTATTATAAATGTTATCCAGATTTATATTGACTTTCCGGGTTGGAAAGTCTTTTTTGTCATTTCAGGGATAAAAAATGACATTTCAGAGGTGAGTTACTCCAAAATATTTGGTACATGGTAAACTTTTCTTATCACTTGAAGGAGGAAAGAGATGCTGAGAAAATTGAAAAACTGGCATAAAAAATATTTTGGAGTTGGTAGTACCTTTTATCGTAAAATAGCCCACTTTGAAAGCTGGCTATATGATGCGATTGTTTCCAAACTATTCTAAAGTTTGTGTTATACTGGTTGTGAGGTGGTAACCCTAACAACTATCTCTTGCCTGGCCTGTTGGTCAGGTTCTTTTTTTATCATGGACTTGAAAATTTTACCAAAAAACAATAATATAATACCTAAGTTTTAGAAAGGGGTTAGCTTATGGGTGTGACTGTCCTGGATGAAAGGAAATTTTTAGCAGATTTGAGAAAGCAGAATGAAGAAGCCTTCCTGAAGGCTGTAACTCGATATGATGATCAGGTTGCCCCGTCTATGCGTGCCAGGGGCTACAAATTGAAAAATAGATCAGCCCGTACAGTTGCTTTTATCTTTGGGGAAATTTGCTTTGAAAGAAACCGCTGGTACAAAAAGGGAACTTGCAAGGTGCCGGTGGATGAATGGCTTGGTTTGGAGAAACACAGCCGTTTCAGCATGGAGCTGATTTATCAAATTAACCAGATTTCAACGTGTACCACTTACCGCAAAACAGCGGATCTGATAGAGTTTATGACTGGTATCAATCTAACAAAAGATACTGTCCTGAAAGCTGTTAAGCGAGCTGCAGCGCTCAAGAAGGAACAAGAAGAATATGACCTTCTGTCTCTTCCGGAAGTTACAGAGGGAAACAAAAAAAGCCCTGAGAGGCTCTACATTGAAGGTGATGGAGTCTGGGTCAAAACACGATCTAAACAAGGAGAGGAAGCCAAATATAGCAATATCTCTCATTATGTCGTCCATACAGGTAGCGAGCAGATCGGCCAGTCCAAACGCAGGCAGTTAAAAAATAAAAAGAACGTGCTTTCTTTATCTGGTAGCAAAGCCAAAGATCAGGTATTAGATTACGTACATCAGACCTATAAAACAGGAAAAGGAACAACCCTGATTACTAACTCTGATGGCGGTCCGGGTTATGGAGGCAAAGTTTTCAAGGATTTTGCGGCCGCTTTTAAAGTTCAAAGACATGAGCACTTCTGGGATCCGTACCATTTGCAGCAAGAGATAGAAAAGAATTATAAAGCGCAGCCAGAAGAGCTAAAAGAACTCTTGAAACAGGCTATTTATCAGCATGACTTTGATCTTCTTCAAACAGCCATCGACACGACAGAAAGTCTAATTGAGGACGAGGAAGAACAGGCTACTTTTCAGGACTTTGCCAGAAGACTGAAGCGTAATTTTAGTTATACTAAGCCTGCCTCACTTCGTAATCTCCCGAAGAAGGGTATTGGGGTGATGGAGTCACAGCACCGGCGCCTTACTTACAGAATGAAAAACCAGGGAATGATTTGGAGTTTAGAGGGGGCTGAGATTATGGCTAATATGATATTAGCTGTAGAAGAAGGAACCCTAAGAGAGTTGTTTTTCGGGGACTGGCGTAAAGCATCCCAAAAAATGAAAGGGTTAGATAAGGTTTCTGGAGGAAAAGTAAGAAAATACATGAACCATTTGGACAGTCTAAAGCGGAATTTTCAGATTGGAGAGGGAAGAAAGTCACATAAAGCTCGACGTCAAAGTCATAAAAAAGGTGCTACTATCCTAAGATAATCAAACAGTCCTGTATAGTTCTTCTGGGGTTGAAAACTCTAGGGTTTATTTGACATGCCGTCATCATTTTTCTGTTGACACCGCTTGAAATTAGTTGTATAATTATAGCAAATAAAACAAAAAAGAGGCAGGTGCGTCAACACCTACCTCGCCGAGTAAAACAACAGACACTTGTTATACTCAGTCTTAAAACATGATAACAACAAAAATCAGAAATGTCAAGGACTGGATAAGATAAGTGTAAACTAATTTCTCATTGTCCTCAAAATTTCTGTTATTTTTTTATCTTCTCAAAATCTGAGACACATACCTAATAATCTGTCTGTCTTGACATTTTCTATGTGATAGCTTATGATAGATAAGTGCGATGAGTCGATATGCAGATTTTCTGCAAATTGAAGCATGGGAGGTCATAACGCAGGAGCGGACCTTGATCAGTTGTGTGAACCTGCTGATCACACGAAAGTGCCCTTATCCCCAGTCTACGGATTGGGGATTTTTCTATGTCACTTATAGAGGCAAGACCGTTAGTCGAAGCCGAGTATAGAGACATTGATACTGAGACGGTCGACGTCGTGAGTGCTATTGCTCTTGACGAAACGAGTTCGCAGGAAGAAGTTGAGTTATAGAGCAGTGTGTAAATGCAGTTTATCTAAAATATCGAACATTTATTCTTTAGAACCATTTGCATTTTTCCCTAAAAATAGTATAATACTAACAATACAAAATTTTTTGAAAATTCAGAGAGGTTATCGCATGGGATATACAGTTGCTGTAGTAGGTGCCACTGGTGCCGTTGGATCTCAAATGATTAAAATGCTGGAAGAGTCTAGCCTTCCAATTGATAAAATACGCTATCTGGCGTCTGCTCGTTCAGCTGGTAAAGTTCTCCAGTTCAAGGGACAAGACATTACTATTGAAGAGACGACTGAGACGGCTTTTGAAGGTGTAGATATTGCTCTCTTTTCAGCTGGTGGTTCTACCTCAGCAAAATTCGCTCCTTACGCAGTCAAAGCTGGAGCAGTAGTGGTCGATAACACCTCTTATTTCCGTCAAAATCCTGATGTTCCTTTGGTTGTTCCAGAAGTCAACGCTCATGCCTTAGATCAGCACAAGGGAATTATCGCTTGCCCTAACTGCTCGACAATTCAGATGATGGTGGCTTTAGAGCCTGTTCGTCAGCAATGGGGGCTGGAGCGCATCATTGTGTCTACCTATCAAGCTGTTTCTGGTGCAGGTATGGGAGC